ATGCTGCCCGACTGAACCTTAGTGAGCAAATTATCATCTTTATTACGTGGAATTTTTATATCCACATCAAGAGGCGTAATTTCACTGGATATGTATTTCGGTGATAAAATATTCAGAACGATTTTCAAGAACCGCCGTTCAGCTATTTCCGTGTACATTGTCTTACTTTTTGCCACAGTATCAATCTCACGCCAACCATTTTTCGCATCGATTGCCTGTCCGGTATCTCCCCCACCGGAACTGTTTCTATCGGGAATACCCACAACAATGTGTAAAGCATTTTCAAGATAGGTACGGAGCAAATCAGCCGAACCGCCATCAAGCTGTGCCGTGATAAATTTTGCATCCTGTTGAATTCCGGCGGCTCCGGGGAAAACAAGGATCCCATCTTTCTTCATCTGTCTGACGCGATCTTCGTCAAGTTCCACCCCGAATAATGCTAAATATGATTTTACGCACTGCTCCACATCATTCACGCTGTCGCTCGCCATACCGTTTATCGCATCAAACAAGCCGATCGCAATTTCCCAGTCACCAATTCTAAATTCATTATTGCAATATTCTATGATAGGTATCTCACCTAAAATATGCGGTTCTTCGGAAACGAATTCCTCCGCGCGGACACATAGATTAGATGAGGAATTGTATGTGAATTTTTCAAATGCTGTGTAAATTTGATGAATGTATCTTTCTTCGCCGCTTGCCAGTTTTGTTTTATAGGTCGTGCAGCCGAACACCGGTCTGCTGCCGTTATAGGCAGAATAGGCAACGAATGTATCAAATGGATTCAAAGCATAAATTTCAAGTGGAGATTCATCCATCATAATTGTGTCAGGAAAAATGCCGCGATAATGTGTTCCAAAAATCGACTGTTCATCAGCCATAATCTTATCGAAGGAAATTTTGTTCTCAGCCCTCAAAAAGCGGTTTACCTTCTGAACGTCGTCCATGAAGCCCTCAACATTTTGAACGAACTGAACGCCATTCGGATAGGTATAGCCCACAATCTGCCGGGTGAACGCATTTGCATAATTTATTACCACAGTGTTGTTGACAAGCCTGTCCTCACCGTTACGCTTTAAAATTTCCTGCTTGCCTTTGTAAATATTAAGCAGCGTGCGCATTTCCTGCCTATTTTTTGACTGAATCATTAGTGCATCGTTCAGCTCATCAGGAAGAGTATCACGGTTTAATGTTTTACCGACAAATCCTCGCTGCTGCATCTGAACCGGCAGGCAGGAAGTAAATATTTTTCTGCGACCCATTAATGGTTCTTTCAATTTAAATCACCCTCCCCTCAAAATAGCATTGACCGTGGATATGAACTCATCCGGCTAACAGTGTGGCCGCCAAGCACATTCGTAACCAGTGAAGCAGTCGCATCGGCGGCATCGTCCTTTTGTTTGCCCTGAAACTTTGCTTTCTGATTAAACTTCGTCAAATGCTCTATGTATTTGTCATACATTTTCCCACCGTCCGGCAGCCGTTTTCGGGCAGACTTAGAAAGAAAATGCAGCCTGATTCCGCTTTCCTGTGCTTCGTCCGGGATGATTCCTTTTATTTCATCCTGGCAGGCAAGAATTCTGTCCAGCTTGCTTTTTGTATTCGGCGCTTTCGCCGTGGTAATATTGCAGCGATAATTCTGCTTACGCAGTTCCGAATCTACCTTACTGCTGTATTCATCACCGCCGTTATTGGCTTCCATGAATCCCCTTGTACATTGATACCGCGTGATTTTCTCAACCACCATCGGACGCGTAACCTCTTTGGGGGCATCTATATGAACAACGTCCACAACATACGCATCCTGCCCGTACAGCGGAGCAATCGGCATAGAAAAGAAGTCGCCACCGCCCCAAGCAATATCCGCCGCGAATCCTATCATATCCGGTTCGCAGTCCGGAAGCTCGTCGGCGTCAAATTTCAGGCTTCGTTCCTCGAACAGCATACCGTCGCGCTCAATTCCATTCTGCATGATAAGCGCCTGAAAATCATATGGATCCATCAGTGCCTTATCCTGTTGGAACATTTCGTCGGTGTAGGCCAGCGCACCATAATATCCGGAGAAATTGCTTTTCCCTGTTTCCTCATCGCCGCCGGGAATTCTGATTTCCGTCAGCCGTTCCGGGTACCGCTCTTTAAAGAAATTTATGATCTGGTTCATCGGATCGTTATTTGCAAAAATAGTTCCTATAAACAGCAGATTGCAATTGCCCTGCATACGCTTGATAACATCGGATTTCAACCTGTTTGACTTCTTTTCCATACGATCAGGTGAATTACTTTCCTCGGTATCCTTGACCACATCATCAATATAGAGCGTTCCGCGTGCGCGGGTACGTCCTGTAATGGAACTGTCAAAACCCACACAATAAAGAGTTGATTCAGAATGCAAATCTTTTTTTCCATCATCCCGGTAATCCAGTGTGAGAGTTTCCGCATTTGAATAAATCTGCTTCATTGTCGGAAAAATCTCCTGATATTCGGAACTTTGAATGATCGTGCTTACGCCGGTAAAGAATTTATCCTTCGCAATCGACGCGGCATAGGAAAGCATCATATTGGGCAAATCAGGATCACGCCCGATAGTCCATGCCATATAGCGCTTGCCAGTTTCCGTTTTCCCAAGTCCTTGCGGCATAGAGAGGGTGAGGACGTGCCGCTTCTGTTCTGAAAATTTCTGCAATTCATCCACAACAGAGCCAAGAATAGAAATTCGCGGCGTATAAAATTTCTTCGTAAGGTCAACACTGCCGTCAGAATCAACGCCGCTGTCCCACTCCAAGCAAAGTAAAAAATAATGGAAATAATACGGTGCCAGCGCGACGTGCGCCTTATGGAAATGGAACATAATCGCACTCACCTGTTTCTGAGGGAGTTTATGCGTTTTCTCGCTCTGCGTTTTTACCATATCAATCAGCAATCTCGCCGCTTCACACATTTTGTCTGTATCGCCGATGGTTTTATAGCACTGAATCAGTTTGCCTGTTTTTATAGTCCGCTGATAAAGTTCGATGCGGACGTCCTTCAGCCAGGTAGTAATTTCTAAAATATCTTTGTTAGCCTGTTCCTGCTGCAAAGAAATTGCAATAGCAGGGTCTACTTTTAATGTTCCGTAACGACCCATGCTATCACACTCCTTTTAGTAAATTTGGCATAGTCTGAAAGACTCGAACTTTCATCAACGGTTTTGGAGACCGTTATGCTACCATTGCACCAAGACCATGTATTGCCCTTAAAGTCGCGCTAACTACATAAATTGGATTTGTTATCTTAGCCACTGGTGCGTTATATTCGCACTTAATGCTAAACTATAAGGCAGCCCGTGATTTTGCTTTCTTCTCTGCCACTGGTGGTAAAGGATAGATTCGGACTATCGAGCCCCGTAGGAAAGTGTTTTACAGACACCCTGCTTTAACCGCTTGCATACTTTACCATATTTTGCGCCGCCCGTTGCTATCGAACGGCGCTATGAAAGGAGGAAGGACGGCTATACCGTCTTGACCGGTATAATTAAATAAAATAAAGCGCCGACAACCCCCCCGAAGGAGATACTGCCGGCGCTTGAGCGCTCTCAGAGCATAAATATTTAATTTATAATTTTATTATAGAGCTATTATAAGCCAATGTCAATAATGATCTTCATCTCTCAATATATGAATTTTTAGTTCGAATCAAACCGTTAGTAATTTTATCATTTTCCCCAAATTGCGTAATAAACAAAGTGCATATTACCGGAGTAATAACATTTTCAATTTTAAAACACATGTTCAGATTAATAGAAATTTTATTATGTGCTTTAATCATGGATTGAAAAAAATGATGTTTTGTATCATTTTCTCCAAATTCAAATATTATTTTAAATTGATTGTTTTCAGTTGCATATATTGATACAAATTGGTCGTTACAATTATCAAATTTGCATCTCTGCTCAGGGTATTCAAGTATTTCTATTAATGCGTATTCAACATAAACGCTATCTGGAATTCGGCTCGAATGCGTCTTAAAAGGTATATCCATATATATAATGCGGTTATCTTTTGCGCCTTTTTCATGAAGGAAAACGCACGTTTCCCAATCATCAGAATTATAATCAAAATTGTTTCCTACATCGTAAACAATTAATGCATTGCTATCTATGCTAGGATAAACTTGCGCCCTATACTCTTCTATGGTTTTTTGCTTATTTATTGCATTTGTTTGTTGCAATGCGATTACGCCTAAAAATGTAGTACCTAAAAAGCTTAAGAATCCACCAAAAAAGCCAAGCCAATCCGATTTTGATAGATCAGACCCCAAAGGAATGTCCCCATCAGTTATAAACCATTTCCAGATTGCAAAATACAATGTGGCGGCTAAAACAATACAAATAAAAACTATTTTTCTTTTATTTTTCACAATATCACCCAAAACTCCCAAGTTTCCACAATTATACTCCCAATACAGCAAAAAGTGCAACACCTTTTCAAGTGCTGCGCTTTATTTTATACCAAAGCTATTATTTTTTTGAACTCGAATCATCAGAAATTTTTTTTTCTTCTTTGTTCGATATATGCATAAAATACAAACAAATTATAAATACAACAGCTACAATTATAATTTCATAAACATAATTGATTTCATTCAATTCAGTTTTTAAACCTATACAAGCATTTGCAATAATAGTTGCAACTTTTTCAATACTGCCAGAAACCAGCTGTAACACAATAATTAAGCTAACTATAATCGTTCCAAATAAATTTATCTTTCCGTATGGCGAAGATATTTCTTTAGCTATAAGATCTGGCATATGTTCAATTGTTTTAATGACCGATTTTGATTCACTGTTTGTTTTGACTTTCCTTTTCATTGAAGATTCTCCTCCATTCAGCGCACGCCCTTACATCAGTCAAGAATAGGACTAAGCAGCCTAAACAAAGCATTAAAGAATACCATGGATTTACCAGATATATGCTTTTCCAAACACTTAGCATGAATGAAAAACCAAATAAGCAAGAGAGGGTAAAAAAGAGTCCTCCAAAAATGGCATATGAAGTTGGTATTGATGTTCGCACTATTGTTTGATACCTCTCTTTATCATTAAGTTGAGCAGCACATGGATCATCTACCATAGAATATGTATTTTTTGATTCAATGGTTCTATTTCGAAGCTTCGATTTTATTTTAATACTTTTTCCATAACTCCATATTCTACGATTTTTGTCATGAAAGGCTGATTCAATGCTATTTGTCGCACGTTTTGTAAGATCATTCTTTGAAGCAATATTAGAGTTAATCGAAAAATCAGATTCACTATTCATAATTCCCCACTCTTTTACGATATTATTTATTACCATAATATGGAAATTATAAAAGCGATATTCCAATTTCTTTGTTGTCGGAAATACATTTATTTTTCTTTCACAATCCCATGTTTTACTTCGTATTCATGCACCCTGCGATAAAACGTATTTGGTTTTAAGTTCAGCTTCTTCATCACCAATTTTGGAACCGTATCGCCATTTTTTAATTTTTTATATTCTTCGGCAAATGTCTTTTCATCCACATCAATGGGCTTGCGACCCTTATATTTACCCTCGGCCTTCGCGCAAGCAATCCCGCCGCGCTGCCGATCTAATATATAATCTCTTTCAAGTTGAGCCATTGCACCGAATACAGTAAGCATGAATTGTCCTGCTGCCGTATTGGTGTCAATGGTTTCTTTTTTGCTGACGAAGGCAACGCCCTTATCTTTTAGCTGCTCAGTCAATTCCAGCAAATCTTTTGTATTTCTGGCGAAGCGGCTGATTGATTCCACAATTACCGTGTCTCCCTCACGAACGAAGTTCATCATATCTTGTAGCTGGGGACGGTCCGTATTTTTACCACTTATTTTATCTACAAATAGCTTTTCAATGCCAAGCTCCTGCATAATTGCTTCCTGACGCGCCGTGTTCTGCTCTTCCGTGGAAACTCTGATATACCCGACTTTCATGTCAATTCCTCCGTTTCGTTTATGTCAATAGAATACTACTGTAATTTTGAAATGTCAATAGAATTGTTTGATAATTTTGAAATGATTATACGCCTTTTTATAATTTTATTATTTTTTCGATTGGCCAATAAGAAAAGCCCTTTTTATTTTTATGAGAACTGACACAGCTGACCAAGCGGGCGGGGCACGTGTTCATCAATAGGGGTTGGGTGGGTATCCGACGGTGTTGGTGGTGTTCATAATGCGAAATAGCAATAAAGCAGTAGTTTCAATAGACTATACTCTATTGAATAAAAATAAACAAATTTCAATAGATTCATTTGTTTATGTATACGAAACTAATTTGTTTCATTAATATGTATTGATATTCTATTGAAATAAGTATATCATAATAGACAGTTAGATAAGGCAGTCACCCACACAATGGGCACAGAATATAACACAGCGGCCGCACGCCGCACGATAGCCCAACAAGGGCAGGAGGACGGATATGAAAGAGATTAAAGTTGATTGGTGCAAAAACTGGATTAAGCACGCTTTCCAAAAGCTCCCATTTGAGAACGGCGGCATTGAGGTTAACTGCTTCTGGGATATGGCCGAAAAAGCTGGTCTGTGGGTTCGCGGGACATATGGTTCGCCAATGAGCAAGGCGCTCGGAGAACTGACGAAGGTTGAAACAATCCAAGACGAAAATAGAAATTTCCTGTATAACGTGTTTAAGCTCGCGTAAGAAGAGTGACGGCCTTCGGGCCGGTAATGCGCGGCCCGGTCACAAGCCCGGGCGGAAAGGATGGTAGCAATGAGGTACACGGAATACGGCCTGCAGATCGGGTTAGATGAACTGCGGAAGATGTTGGAGTATGCCGAGAATCGCGCCCAGTACGACAACATGGAACGCTGTGTCTACATCAAGGGTGGAGATAAACCAAAGATTACGCAGTATTGTTGCTATGCAGAATGTAATCCGATTAACCACACGCAGAACACAAAATAAGCCGCCCACTACTTGAGATAGTGAACGACCAACGCAGACGAACACGAAAGTTATCGCTACCAAACATGCGGCTGCATGGTAATGGTACCACAGCCGCCAACAGAAAGAAAGAAGTACATTATTATGTTATCACTAAAAATCAGCTATGCCAACGGCGACACCACATACACCCGCATCAATGCCACGCCGGACGAAGCACGCGAATACTACGTCGGCCAGGTCTTCAATCTTGGCACAGTAGCCGACGATATGCAGCGGTGCACCGGCATTGAGATTTTGGAGGGTGAGCGGTTATGAACGGCGGATGTTGTTTGCTGGCGCTGATTGCATTACCCTTCATGATTTTGGGCAATCTCC